CTGCGGTCCCACAAACCATGCACAAATTCTTGACGAATGGGGTGGAAAAATTGATAACCATCATACGTAGATTTTTGAAAGCCGCGAAATGGACCAATGATAAATTCCGTATTATACACACGATTGCAGAACGTTGGCACAAATTGTGTGGAAAGCTTAATAACGCGCATCATTGGTGTAATGATTTCCAACTTGGATTGATCCACGTCGGTTGGACTCACTTTACATTCATATTTCTTTTCGTCGTCGTATTTTGCGTCAACATTCGTTTGTACCACTTTGATCTTAACCATTTTTGGAATCGAAATGTAATAAGTTTCATTTACGAGACGAGAGAATAAATCACATACCATATACACAAAAATCTGATTACTTTATCGATCGAAGAGTCGATTCATTTTAAGTTCGTTACTTACGAGGCGAACGCCAGACCACCCAGACCCTGGCGGTAGCGGAAAATGTTCCAGTTGCGGCCAAACACAATGTACATAATCTGTTCCGTCGTCAACTCTGGTTGCAATTCAAACACAAGCTCAACCGTATCAATACGCGAAAAGTTGCAGGCACCAGACGGTTGCTCGGTGTTCTCCGGATACAAAGCAAACGAGAAGCAGTACACAAACGACTCCGGGATGTCCGTGTGGAATTCCCAAGGCACCACCAAACGGAAATAGCGACCCTCGCGCGGCGAGAAACGCGGTTGGTTGTTCAATCGCAGTGCCACCATGGCAATCGGATCCCGACCCCACATACCACTATAGTTGAAATGGTTATTGGCGGCATCCTGGCACATACGGCGCGCGGCCCAGATCAGTTCGATGATCGGGTGGTTGAAGTTCAACTGCAGACGAATCTGGCATGAAGTCGTGCAGTAGTACAACGCCTGAGTCTGCGTGATCAACTGTTCAAACGAAGACGTGGCAAAACGATCACGCTCTTCAATATCCAGGTACACGTACTCGGTTTCAATACGAGCCGCCAGATCACCACCCACCAACGGCGAACAATCACCACACTTAACAACCGTCACATTGCAATCGGACACGGACACACAAGCAACCAGATCAGAGAAGCAAAAGTTCAACTGGACACCGTGGAACTGGAGCGAAATCAAAGCCAAAGCGTTACCCGGGCACAGAGTATACCAGAAAGGCAGAGGAACGTACAAACGACGGTTGCGTTTCGAATCGGCCACCAACTGCGCCAACGTGAATCGCTTGCCAATCATTTCCGTCAGACGCTTACCGGGTTGACCGGTGAGTTCCTCCCACATATAGAGATAATCGTTGTAGAGCACATCGATCTGTTGTCCACCAATCACCAAGCACACACGCTTCGGGATAAACTGACCAATGGCATTGGTCCAGTGGGCCCACGGTCGCGTCAGACCCGTGCACGTATCGAGTTCATCAATCAGACCAAACGACTCCGAGACGTCCGAATCTTCGGGCTCGATCGACACCGGGATCGGGCACACACACTCGGGTTCGGCCGGATCACCACACGGGTTGCATGGATCGGCACACGGGAACGCCGTCGAACCAATACCGCAGATTGCCTGCGTCGATTCACATGTAGTGATACCCGGCAGATCGATCAAGAGCAACTGGAAATAGGCCAAGTCACCTGTCTTCTGCAGGAGAACCTGGGATTCCGAACCAAACGTCACCTGCGTGTTAAACACCTGTTCAATCGGTTCCATAACAAAGTTCGTGTACTTATCGTAACGGGTACGCCAAAAGGTCATGGTCGGATCCTGCGTTAGATAGACGTTCATCGCACCAAGGGCGATCAACTGGTTGACGGAACCACCGGAGCTTGCACCAATACATGAGGTACCAATGAACGACATACTTCAATCGCTTTTTTAATACTTGGACTTTTACAAATTCCCAATTTTCCCGCAGAAAAGTTCGAACTACAGACTTTCATGGCCCGACTGCCGACAACATGTTCACTGCTTGTCACACTTGATAACTACCTTTTGCATTGAATATTCTTTTGGGTCGGGTGTCA